TTAGCTATCAAATGTTGGCATGCTGAACGCTGGACCCGCGCTGTCGTTGTTCGGGAACCGGACAGTGGCCGTTTTGGTTTGGGTGTAGAACATCACCACATCCTGACCGTTCACATTGTGGGACCGGAATGAAGAATCCTTCCAACCACCAAAAGTATAGAACGACAGCGGAACCGGGATCGGAACGTTCACACCAACTGATCCTGCCTGTGCATTCTTGATGAAGTGCTGTGCAACCTTGCCGTTTTGCGTGAAGATACTGGCGCCGTTGCCATACTGATGGCCATTCAGACGATTTATCGCTTCTTCATACGAATCCGTACGGGTCACACTCAGGACCGGGCCAAATATCTCCTCGCGGTAGATTTTCATATCCGTAGTCACGTTATCGAACAGACTACCACCCATGTAGAACCCGTTTTCATAACCTTGTTGTTTGATTTCCGGGTCACGACCGTCAACAATCAGGCTGGCACCTTCCTGAACACCACTTTCAACGAACGTCGCAATTCGGTCACGATGCTCAGCTGTGATGACCGGGCCAAAATCACCTTCCGCGCTCGATGGTGACACGTTCAAATTCCGTACGCGCGGGGCCATCGCTTCGACCAGGTTGTCGGCAGTTTCCTGACCAACTGGAACCGCAACGGTGACAGCCATGCAACGAGCACCGGCAGCCCCATAGGCAGCCCCAGTCAGCGTATCAGCGACGAAGTCAATGTCGGAATCCGGCATTATGATGGCATGGTTCTTAGCGCCGCCAAAGGCCTGAACCCTTTTTCCGTGCGCTGTTCCCGTGGTATAAATATATTTTGCAATCGGCGTCGATCCGATGAAGCCCACTGCCTTTACACGCTCATCTCGCAGCAGCACATCCACAGCAGTTTTGTCGCCATTGATCACGTTCAGAACACCATCTGGCAACCCTGCTTCGTTAAACAGTTCAACTAGGCGATTGGTCGAAGATGGAACCTTTTCCGAAGGCTTCAGGATGACGGTGTTTCCGCAGGCAATGGCCATTGCGAACAACCAGACTGCCGTCATGACAGGAAAGTTAGACGGAGAGATCGATGTGACAACACCTAGCGGGAAGCGGTATGAGCGGATTTCCAGGCCTGATGCGCCTAGGTCCGTGTTTTCTCCGCGCAGGTGTGTCGGAATCCCAACTGCATGCTCCAGCAGTTCGATGGCTCGCGACAGTTCGCCTTTGGCGTCGCCAACGGTTTTGCCGTTTTCGCGCGAGATAATTTGCGCCATCTCTTCAGTATGTTGAATCAGTAGCTCACGATATTTGAAGATGATGCGGGCGCGAACAACCGGTGACGTAACTGACCAGTCGTCGAACGCAGCATGTGCTTTTTCAATTGCGTGAAGTGTATCGTCTTCGCTAGCCAGATGGACTTGTCCAATCTGATCGCCAGTTTCCGGGCTGAAAATTGGGCCAAACCGATCCCCATTCCCCTTGAATGGCTGTCCAGAGACGATGTGGTTGACCGTGTAATTTTGTGCAGACATTGGATGTTCCATATTAGGCTAACGTAAATCGCCTCATGATATACAGGAGGGTCGGGACAGGTTTATCTGAGAAAGTGCGCACCGCAATTTAGAACTTCGCAGAAAAAATCTGCAAAATTGCACATTGCGCTGGGGAAAAGAGGATTGAATCTGTGCGAAGCTCTCACGGGCGGCATGCGCCAGCGCGCAGGCAACCCGACGAGGAATGCGGGTGAGGATCGACATCGCCATAGCTTAGCCCAGGCCCGCCAGGATTTTTCTCACCCGCTCGCGCGCAATCCAAAGGGCCGCAAGGCAAATGAGCCCTGCCATCCCAAGCGCTATGACCTGCGCCATTCCATCCAGCGCACGCAATGCTTCAAAGCCTGCCGCGAGTGAGGTAAAAATCTGCAGGCCTGCCGCCTGCACCGTCGTGCTCTCAGCAGGCGTGCCGCGTCGCTTGGGCAGGGCTTCAGGCGCAATCGCGCGCCGCACCGCCACAATGCGCGAGACCGGGTAAGCCGAGCGCTTCACCTGATTGGATTGATTGCCACCTAAGAGATAGACTTTGTCGCCCTCTCGGCGGTCCCAAAAGCCCACATGGCCCTGCCATGGCTTGCCCCGTGCAAGCACCACCACATCACCTGGGCGCGCGTCCTCAATCGTGACAGCACGTCCCCAGCGCTCATAGCTGCGCGCCAGCAACGAGCCGCTGCCTTGCAAACCACAGCGAGCCAGCACCGCCCCCACAAAAGCCGCACACCACGGCACCTCGTCATGGGGCTGTGGGACGCCCGCTTCCCGGTAATAAGACAGCACGCGCGGGTTATCTCCCTCGGCCCATTCCACAACGCCCAAATCCGCCTCTGCGGTCTGATAAATCAGATCTCCCAAATCCATGCCTGACCCCCATAAATGCAAAAAGCCGCCCCCTGGGGGACGGCTCATCGTGTCTTCTTTTACAAACCCGTGCGGCTTGGCCTTCCTAGCCTGCCAGTAACGCCTGCTTTGCGCAGAGCGCCTTGGCCTGCTCGACCCAATCATCAACGGCAGCGGCCACCGACGGCCCCACCCCAACAAGGCCCGCAAGCTGGATCTCAACGATCCCCCGCACCTCCTGAGGATCAAACCAGAGGCCATTTTCCTGCAAGACGCGGTTGCGTAGTTCAGCCACCGGATCGCTCGCCCCTTCAAGGGCCCGCAATATATCCTCAATCACTGTCATCGGGTCTCTCACAGACTGGTTTTGGACAGGCAGCACATGGTGTCTTTCTCCCGCTGACGCAAGGTCAATTTTGCCCATCCACACCTACTTTTTGCGACAGAGCCAAGAGACCAAAACCGCCTCTGCACCTCGCGGTCCAAGATAGGCGAGCGTCGCCACAAACCCGGTCGAGACCGGCTGCGTGAGCCCCATATAATTGGCCGCCGCCTCACCAATCAGCGCCATGCCTACAGCCACCGGGATTTCCCACAAAAGCTCACGGCCAAAAAAACGCCGCCGCCCCAGCTTCACTTCGCCCGAGTGATACATAAGCCGCCCCGTAAAGGCCCCAAACAATGTCGCCAAAGCACCCCCAAAGATGCGGTCGATCATTTCGATAAAGCTCGGATCAGACATTGGTACGCGGTCCTCTTTGATGATTAATAACTGCCACCATCGAGTAGCTCGTCCCACCCATCGTCGGTGGGGTTTCTGACCCTAATCACAAGCTGGGCTCCACTCGTGTCGCACCACAACATGCCCGCGCGTGTATCACTGGGCGCGCTGGGGCCCGCGTTAATTGACTGCAGGGCTGCCAAAACTTCATTGAGGCGCTGACGCACCGCAAGCCCCGCGTCATTGGCAATCACATAGCTGCTTGTCTGTGCCATTATGTGGCCTCCAGTCTATTGAGGGTTCGTCTCGGCCGCGTGCATGCTCAAAGCGCAGGCCCCTAGGCCACCTCATCTGCATAAAGGCGTAGCCGAGAGACCACCGGCGTATAGGCCGCATCCTCGGTGCGCAGCCATGCCCGCGCTTCAATCGCGCGCGCTTCTACCTCGTGGTTATCGATGCGTCCCCAGTCAGACCAACGCGCAGCCCCTGTGGGATCGTCATCGCTCTCACGAACCTCAAGCACAACGTCGGTTTGCGCCCCATCCGTGCCGTCAAAATCAGCCCAGGCATCAATAGGATCTAAACGCGCATCTATGCGATCAAGAAGCGCCAGGACATTGACCTTGATCTCACTGCGCAGGCGCACACGGCGTACTGTGCCAAAATCGAGGCGTGCCGCAAAGACATAGAACCCCTCTCGCTGGGGCACATAGGGCACGCCCGTCTCATCAAGGGTGCTTGCCAATTGCAGCCCACCAGGCCCCAGCACCACATCAGTGCGTGTGCCTAAAAACTGATCATCGGCCTGTAGTTGATCCACCGCAGTAAAGGTCAGCGCCTGCGCGCCTTTGGTTGAGACGCTCGTCACAGGTCCCAAGCGGCCACCGCTGTCTTCAGCGCGCAGCAAATAAGTGCCGGGCTTGAGCGGCACCACCGCAATGGCCTCTGCACCGGCCACCCGATCCATCGAATAACTATTGGCCCATGTCGCTGGCGTGTCAGCACTATGACGAATGACGATATTGCCTGCCACGCGCACATCTGGATCTGCAGCCCGGGTCCATTTGAGGATCGCAAGCCCGCCCGCGCCTTGCAACGTCACCCCCTCGAGCGCCACCGGTGGCGCTGTGAGACCGAGGATTTCTGCCTCGCGGGTGCGCCAATCTGAGGACACGCCCAGTGCTGAGATCGCCTTAACCCGCACTTCCCACGCCCCAGGGCTTGCATCGCGGATCTCTAAGACCCTTCCCTCCTGGCGGCCATAGTCCACCCACTCCCCACCGTTCCGGCGGGCTTCAACCTGATAAAGCGCCACAAAGGCCGACGGGGCCGCCTCCCAAGTTACCCGCACCAGAACCTTTGCCCCCCCGCCATCGCGTGTGATGTAGAGGCTCTCGGATATCTCTGGCCGACCAGGTGCAGGAAGATCATAGGCCGAAGGCAAAGCGGTGCGCGGTGCGGCGCTGTAGATCTGCTCCTCAGAGGCGGACCAGTCATAAACAAGCGGCGATGTCTCGCGCAGCACTAATTCTGGCAAAAGCAGTGCCCCGTCCCCAGAGGCACTCAGATCGAGGCTCAGCCCATGCACTTCAAAGGGTTTTGCTGCAAAGCCCCAACGCGCGTAGCTCAGCTCAACCACATCCCCCACCGTGGCCGCCCAAGCCGAGAGCTTACCCGACATGCGCACCGTCATTTGGCGCCGCGCGCGCTCCAACTCAATCTTAGCTAAGCGCTGCGCCATGAGCGCCGAGATCGTAAAGGGCAGCGAGATATCACGCCATTTCCGCTCGCCGCCATCTTCGCTGAGGTATACATCCGAGGCATAGGCCGGGAAGTCATCAGGTTGCCAATCATTCTCGGGACTAACGAACTGCCCCCGCACGCCGTTGAAGTTCGACGACATCGTCACGCGGGTAGCCAAGGTCAGCCCACCCTCGCGCACGTGATCGGCCCCAAGCGCGATTTCTGGCATCCGCCAGGCCCCGGCATAGATGCGCCAAAGGCCACCGGTTGGGGCGCAGCGGCCTGCAAAAGCAGACAGCATGGCCTCAATGATGGTTTTGGGGGTCTCAGACAGTGTGATCACCCCATTGCAGGCATAGCGGGGCTCGCTGCCACCACTGACCAAGGCAACAGGCTCATCGCAAATATTGGCCGCCTCAATGAGCGAGATCTCATCAATCCCATCCTCCGCCCCAATCGTGGCCCCAATGCCCCAGACAGGGTTGGCCATATAATCCGCCAGGCACAGTGCCGGGTTTTCTGAGTAGACATGCGCGCCAATTCTTGGGTCCCAAATGTCATCCTTGCCCTCGATATCGGCCGAGATGTTCGGGATGCCACCTGGAAAGGCCCCCTGGTCATAGGTGAGGCGCAGATGGATGGCCGCGCAGCCCCGCAGGCGGTGATTGGCCGTCCACTTATCTGAGGCCGTCTCTATCAGCCCGGCAAAGGCTGTCTGGTCTCCAGCGCCCAGGCGCTTTTCGACATGGGCCTTTCCCACCCATCGACCTTGTGCGACCCCATTAGCATCAATCGCCATCTCGCCTTCAAAGTAGATCGCCCCGATCGATTGAACTCGATGGGTGGCCAGCACGATCACCAGATCGAGATATTGGCTCTCGGGCCCTGAGGCGTGCAAAAAGACAATCACCCCGCCCTTTCTGGTGCGCCCGTAGACCAGATCACGCGGGACCACCGGCTCTCGGATTGTCACCGTACGCGGCTGCAGCGTTCTGCGCGGCTTGGGCATCAACGCCTGCGTGGCATAAGACAGAAGCAGAGAGCCTCCGATCCGCAGAAGCGCTGCCCCGATACCACCCGCAGCCAAGACGCCACTGATCGCCCCCGCGATTGCGGTGACGGCTGTCACGATAAACGGCATGAAAGAGATCCGGTTTAAACTGGCCAGGCAACACGGCAAGCAGTGAGAGGGACGCTCACGAGGCCTTCTGGCGCCATCCCGACAGCAGAGGCCCCGGTGCAGATGCCAAAACCAAGGCCTGTGTCGGCCAGAAGAATGTCGCCGCGTTGAGCCGAGAGAACGGATGCGCGAGGCTCACCCAAAAGCGCATGTCCCATCTCCTCAAGTGAGGACCAGCCCAGTCGGCGCATGACCCGCGCGCCGCCAAGCGCCGTTGTGTAGCGGCCCCGCCAAAGGGCTGCAACATCCTCACCACCCGTCAGCATCATCCGCGTCTCAAAGGCAAATGTCGGACAGTCATGCAGCCCCCAGACAAACGGCTTGGCACCCGCAGTCGTAATCGCGGCAACAAGCAGGCGTTCCCAATGGTCAAGTTTCACCGCATAGTCCTTGCAAATTCATTGGAACATCGTGTTCAGAAAGGTCGGCAGAATGCTTCGTGTCATCGGACAGTTATGGATGACCCTCATGGCGCTCGTCACGGTTGCGTCTTTAGCCCTCAACGTTGGGATTTTGGCTGTCGGCAGCATTGCCACCAAAGCCAGCGTCATTTTCGATGCTTTAACGGGGACGTCATCCACTGTGTCGGAATTGCAGAGCCAAATAAAATCCAAAGACGCGCGGATTGCATCACTCTCCAACGAAGTCGCGGCACTCAAACAGCCCAAAGTGACCTATCGCGGCAAGCCACATCTCATCAAAGATGCGGTAGCTGACACTGCAGAGCGTGTCTCCAAACGCAGTGCGATTGCAGCATCGCGCAACGCCACCTCGATTGTTGCAGAATCGATCCCTTATCTTGGCATCGCTGCTATTCTTGGTGTCACTGCATGGGACATCAACGACAGCTGTGAGACGATGAAGGACCTGCATGAATTGGATCTCGCCTTTAACCCAGACAAGAAGCTTGACCCCGAGGCGACAGAGGTTTGTGGAATAGAACTGCCGAAGAAAGACGACATCTGGACAGCGGTCAAATCAAACGCGACTGACGCTTGGAACGAAGCTAGCACCTACGTGCCTGATCTCCCAAGCTTCCAGAGGCCATCCATGCAAAAATTCATGTTTTGGCGCTAAGCTACCCCCGCCCCCAGGTGATTTCGCGGTCTTGGATAGCAGTCACGTATTCAAACCCGAGATCACCGGGGTAGAGCGCCTGTTGGCTCTCATGGGTATAGCGCCAGCTCCGTGCCACGGTCAGATCAATCAGGCGGCTCTCGTAGCTGATGGTAATTGTACAGGTATCCGCATCATCCTTGATTTCCGGAACATCAAGCCGGCCTGAGAAAGCTTGAACAGGATCTGCGATGATGCTCCCATCTTCCGCCAAAAGCCCCAGCCAGATCCTCCCCGGCAAGCCCTGCCGTGCCTCCTCAATCGCCATCTGTACCAAATCAAGCGGTACGCCAGAGAGCGAGACAGCCGTGCCACCCGCCACAACCTCGCCGCTTTCATCGATGGAGCCAAGGCCCAAAAGTGCTCCCGCCCCAGACCAGGTCTCGCCATTCCAGCTGGCCTCTCCCAGCCCCGACCACAGGCGCACCCAACCGCTGGCAAATTCCCCTTCAAAAAAAATGACTGGGCGCAGATGCTGATCTGCGAGCGCTTCAGCAAAGGCGGCTGTGATATCGCGTGTCATTAAAGCGCCTCCCTAGCTGAGAGTGTAAACCGATGTTTATCCACACGGCCAACTGCCGTGGGAACCGGCGCCTTGAGGCGTAGCAGCACAGATGGCCTTTCCAGCCCCAAGGGGGTCCCCTGCGGCAGCGCATTGCGCAAAGGGGGCACAAAGCTGAGCGTCGCCTCGCCCAAAACTGGCACAGCATCCTCGGTCACTTGATAAAGCCGGGTCGAGCTATCTGCACCAAGCTGGAAAAAATCACCCGCACGCAAGCCTTGGTCCCAGCCGGATGTGCGCAAGAGCGACGCTCCAGGGAATTGCGTCTCAGCGGCATAGGGCGTGCCCGCTGTCAGCGGGATATCGATCGTGGGATCGGGAAAGAGGAACCGACCGCGCACACCTCCAAGCGCAGTGAAGAAGGCTGAGAGCCTACGGGCCTGCACCCCTTGGGTCACAGCGATCTCGATTTCATAATCCCACCAAGACGCCCCCCAGTCCTGGATTTGCGACGTGCCAGTAAAAGGCGAGCGGGCTTCGGCCACAGACGTGACTAACTGCCGTTCAAGTGAAGACACGTGCGTCAATGGCATAACAGGAATAGCCATGTTTTTAGATCACCTGTCCTCGGCGCCGCCCATCGGCCACGCTTTCTTTCGCAATGCGGGCGATCTCGGGGATGGCCGCACGTAGTTTCGCATCGATCTGTTCTGCCACACCCGTTTGTGCGCCACGCGCGTCGATATTGACTGTTACGCCTCCACCAGCATTGGCACTGCCACCAAAGCGCGCCGCCTCGCGCCGGCTGAGCACCCGTTCCCCCTTCTGCAGGATTGTTGGGACTTCGTCGGGGCGCAGGCCTGCCCATCCGCCGGAATGCATCCGCAGCGCACCCGCGAAGGCCATCGCAGGCACCTGCCGCGTATGGCCAGAAAGTCCCACGATGCCGCCTGCATGAGACACTGCCGCTGCGACAGAGCCGCCCCCAAAGATGCCAGAGAGTGCAGAGGCAATGGGCCCCAGCACCGCGCGTTTGAACGACAGGACAGCCAAGTCCGCCAGGATTGAGCGCACAAGCCCCTTGAAGTCGAACTTGCCGGTTTCAACAAAGCTACGGAAAGCGCTTTCCGCGCCACTGAAGGCACCTGTCAAAGTATCTCCAAGGCCTTTTCCCCAATTCAGCGCATCCTTTGCATATGTGTTGAGCGATTGGCTCACAGCTGCAAAGCCTGTCAGGATTTTATCCTTGGCCTCTTTACCTTTCTCTCCCAATCCACCCAAAGCTGCGCCCAACCGATTGGCGGATGCAGAGGCAGCCTCTAATGCCGCCGCCCCCTCATCCCCCGTGCCCGCAACGGCATCACGCAACGCCCTCCAGGAGGTGAGCGGAGCCGTTGCGCCATTGGCAAGATCGCTAGCCGCCTGACGGTAGGTGTTCGCGGTGGTCAGCGCCTCGGCGGCAATCCCATCAAGGCCGAGGTCTGGGGCCGTGAGTGGGTTATCCTCGAAGGCTTGGCGAAACGCCTCTGCTGCAGCCGTCCCGGCATCTGCGGAGGCCCCGGCAAAGGGGTTTGGGATGTCATCGAGACTGATTTCGCCGATCTGACCAAAGGTGGTCTCGATGCCGACCGCCGCCAGAGCGTCCCGAATGCGACCTGTGAACGCATCAATCCTGCGGATCGCACCGTTCAGCATAGCCTCAACCCCGTCGAGCATGCGGTTCGCGGCCGTGAACACGAGGTCCCCGATCACCGCTGGGAGCCGGGACCAGATCTCGCGCACGGCGAGAAGCGCGCCCTCGAACGTGTTGGCGGTGGTGTTGCCGAAGCCAACGACACTCTCAATGGCGCCAGCGATGCCACTCGCGGCATCTGCTTTCAGATCGTAGAACATGGCGGAGGCCGCGGCCCCCGCGCTTGATGCCCCCATCTTGATCCGGTCCCAGACCTCGACTGCGACGTCTTTCAGGAGCCGCATCGCCGCGCCAAAACCGCCTACGCCGGAGGCGAGCCGGTTGAACCAGTAGACCAGTTCGCCTGCACCCACGATCAGCGCGCCAATGCCGGTGCGGATAAGCGCGCCTTTCAGGACTACCAACGTGGCAGCAAGCCCACGGACCGAGAGCGCTGCTGCAGCCATAGCCGCCACCCAGCGACCGGCGAGGAAACTGGCAAAGGTCCCGGCATAGGTCGCCAACCGATCGAGGTTGGCCAGCATCGCATCGAAGGCTCGGCTGATCGGGCTGGTACTGGACGCAAGGGCGACAAACGCATTGGCCACCGCCTCCAGCGATGGGGCGAGCGCCACAGCAATCCGATTGCGCACGCCGGTGAAGACCTGTCCAATGCTGACCAAAGCGAGTTCCGACCGGCGCATGGCGGCAATCGCGTCCGCGTCGAGCACCGCGCCAAGCGCCTGCGCCTGCGCGCCAAGCCGGGTCATCTCCGCCCCGCCGTTTTGCAGGAGCGGGATCAGACGGGTCGCATCCGAGGCCATTGCCTCGAGATAGAAGGTCATCTCCTGTTGGCTGACGCCCGCGCGCTCGAGGCTCGAGACATAGAGTTGCAGCGCTTCCGGCCCCGAAAGCCGCGCAAACTGGTCGGCCGTCACGCCCACGCGCGGCGCGATGTTCTCGAAGAAGTCGGCCATAGGGCCGCCGCCGGTCTGCAGGAAATCCCCCACGCGGTCATTCACGTCCTTCAGAATATCCGCGAGCTTCTCTTGCTCGATCCCCACCGTGGCTGAGGCAGCCGACCAACGCTGGAAGACCTCCGGGGTCGCATTGGCCACTTGGCTGAGTTGGCCAATCTCGTTGGCTGCGGCAACGGTCGAGCGGGTCATCGATACGACTGCAGCAGCAAGCGCCGTGGCCGCAGCGGTCGCTGCAATACGAGCCCGGCGCGCGAAGGCGGCCATGCGGGTGTTGGCGAGTTCCATCTCACGACTGAGACGGCCGAAGCCGCGCGATCCGGCTTCGCCGACGCCTTCAAGCTCGGCACGCACCCGCCGCCCACCGGTCGCGGAGAGGCGGACGCTGACACGTTTCTCTGCCATCACAACAATTCCTTGGTGGGTCACACCTGGTTCCCGATTGGAACGAGGTCAGGTCAGGCCTGGTTCGGCCTGCATTGTCTCATTAATCTTGCGCACCATCACCGCCTCGATGGACGGCAGCAGTTCTGCAATGATGAGGGGCGAGAGCCCGAGGGCTGCGCCGAGTTGCAGGACGGCGCCCATGTCCCAGCCCAGGACAGCGCCGCCGCTCATGCCGCCTGCGACGCGGATCTGTCCGCCAAGGCGCTGAACCAGATCCCAGACCTGCCAACCCTCGAGGGTCAGCGGTTGATAGATAGTTCGCGGGCATTCCGGGCACGCAGATGAACATGCCGCGCAATACTCACCGCCCCCGCCGAACTCCCAGTCGGCGAGAGCGGTCACGCGTTTTTTTCAGCGTCCAGAATGAGCGCGCCAGCGATGTATTTGGTCTGGAATGCCTCGAAGATTGGCCAGAGTTCTAGCAGGGCGTCGATGCCCTCGGGCGTGAGAGGCAGTGGCTTGCCACCTTCGTCGCCGACGCCCTCCCAGTCCTTCACGACGATGCGCGCCACGGCTTTGGCGACGACGCACGCGAGATCGTCGTTGGATGTGCCGGTTTCGGCATCACCGGCGGCAGCGACGATCGTTGGATCGCTTCTAGCGGCGAGCATGATGGCGGTGGTAAGCGGCTCCACCAGCAGGCGGACGCCATGGCCGAGATCGAGCCACCGCGGTTCCGATGAGAGGTTCAGGCGCAGCATCAGTAATCCTCGCGGTCATTGGTGAGCGTGACGGTGCACATACGACCCGCGACGGGATCGCTGGCAGCCTGCCAATCAAAGGTGGCCTGCACACCTTGCGGGCCAGAAATCTCGATCCGGGGGCGCGGAAGGTAAACGGCATGGGCTGTCAGGATCAGGGTTTCGCCCGTGGGCAGCGTGTAGGAGAACTCGAGCTCGCAGGCCTCGCCGTTGATCGCCTGTTGCACCAGCGTCTGATCGGCGAAGCGGACAACGACATTGCCGGTCAGCGCTGCTATAGACGGGTCTGCGCCATCGATCTTGCCATCCGCTCGGATCGTCTCGATGCGGTCGAGGTTGTTGGCATAGGTCAGGTCGGCTGAGACAACGTTACCGATGTTGGAGCCATTTCGCGTGATTGAGCCGTTGAAGTGCCCGAAGCGTTTCAGAGCAATCGTGGCTGGCGTGCCTGCCGCAGTGCTCGGGGCGATGGCCTCGCCCTGTGCCACGATGCTGGCCGTTGCCGTCAGCAGCCCAGAGCGCGCCATCTGCCAGTTGAGGCTGTCCACCATGCAGCCGGAATACATCGCATAGCGCGGCACCTCAGGCATGCCGGTTTCAACCGAAAACGACGGCAGCGCCCAGTTTCCGGAGCGGAACTCATGCGTGTAGGGGGCATCGGCACCCGTTGTGGTGGGCGCGCCAAAAGCGCCCTTCAGCCAGAAGCCGAAGGCCTCGGTGTCGATCGGGATGACCACATCGCCATCCGCCGTCACCGCATCCTTTATCGGCGCCTGCGGGTCGCGGCCGTAACCCAGCAGTTCCGAGGTCTGCAGCGGTTGCTCTGCCCCCAGCGTTGTGCTGGCAAAGGGCATCTTGGTAAACCCACTCACCGGTGGCGTTCCATAAGTCGTCTCGAACGCAAGCGCCATCTGCGCCCGCGCCCCTTGGGCTCGTGCCATGGTGTTCTCCTCGGGTTGTAGGGGTCAGGCCAGCGGGTCGGCCGTGGAATATTGCAAGACGACCGGAATAACCGCTGCCTTCAGGCTTGCCGCGCCCTCGACAGGCAGATCGACAGGCTGCGGGGCTTTAGCCTCAACCCATTCGCAGAGGCCGCCTAGCGTTCGGTCAGCGGCGAGCACCGTGCCGATGCTGGCGGTCAGCGTGTCGAATAGGACATCACGGTCAGCGCCTTGAACGACCGCCTCGATTTCGGCGCGGTGCTGGTAGTGATAGGAGAGCGGCGATAGCGTCACCTCGGGCTCCCCCGGTTCACCGTCGCGCAGGATCAGCAGGCCAGCATCTGGGACGCGCTCGGGCAGCACATCACCGCGCAGGGCGGTGGCGGGCAGCGTCAAGAGCCGCGCGTGCAGTGCGGTAAGGATGGTTTCGCGTGGCGTGGGCATCGGTTCTACTATGTTGCTAATGCAGAAGAGGACCGCTTCGAGCCCATTTCACAACATTCTGCGCGATGTGCGAATTAGTTCCAAGTTTCCTAAGCAGACGTTGACATTCGCGAGGACTGCTCAATGCGAACCTTCATCGACTGTGTTGCGGTTTTCGCGTTGCGGATCTAACGGCGCGGC